GCGAACTCTTCCCGGTTCGGAATATCCGTTTCGAGCACACGGCCGCCATCTTTACCACAGTTGGCGCAGAAAAGATAGAACCATGTCTGGCCGTTTCGACTGAGCGACCAGTCAATTTTGCGTTTTCGGGTGATACAGTTCGGCAAAAAATCAGGCATAGGTAATGGTCATGGCCGTCATTCCGTGCTGCTCGACGAGATTAAAAACCATCTCGGCTAGTGTCCGAAGCACCGTGAACTCCTCGGGCTTCCAATAGGAAGTGCTGACGAACTGCGCGGTCACGGGAGGGCCGGGATTGAGATTCACGACATACAACCGCGCATCCTTCATGGTGATCGTGCAAGTTCCCGTGCCATACGTAGTAGTGGCCATCGGTATCATCGCATTCACAGTCTCAACCGATCCCAGAAGCGAAACAAATGGAGCATCCTCGGTTCCGAGTGTTGCATCGGTAAGCGTGATCGAAACGGTCTTGTCATCATCCCCTACGGTTAATGTGGACATACCCCACCCCTTTGGTCAGGGGCGCGTGAATTCCACTTGTACGGCGAGTTCCGTGGGAGTTCCCGAAATCCCGGTGAACATGATTTCGAGCTTGTCTCCGGCGCTGTAAGCCGTGTTTTGCACCGCTCCGCCGTCAATCCACGTGTCCGCCACTCCGAGAACCAGGTCTAAAGCCAAATGGGTGAAAGACCCATTCAGTCTTGCATTTACGGTGGAACCGGTCGCGCCGGACGTATACCCCTTGACTGCCGACACTGTACACGAAAACGGGGCCCTCCAAACAATTATATTCTGTGAATTTAATGGATTGATAACCGTTCCGCCCCGCGCGAAGGGCAATGACGTGGTCAGAACTGTTTGCAGGAATGGCCCAGCGACCGTCTGATTGGTAAGGTCCGCGGCAAAGGAAGTTGTCAGAAACGGGTCATTCACCGAAGCCCCGCCGCCCGACCCTTCAATCGAAGTCCACACGTAGGGGTTGATCGCCGCGCATCGTTTGACGAGGTGATTCGTGATGTCGACCCACAGATCATCGACCCATGGAATAGGGCCGATAAGTCCCTGCGCGAGCGACTGGTCGGGAGGATTGCCTTGCTTATATATATTCGGAGGCGGCACTAGGCTCCTGACCTCGGACGCATTTTTAACTTCGGTCTGGCCCACCCGAAAAATCGGTTTGGAACAAGATCGATATAGGTTCCGCAGTGCGGCGTTGAGCAGGCAATCGTGGCTTCGGCTGAGTTTGGAGGTATTTTTGAACGGATCAGATCGTCGAACGAGGCATGGCAATTGGGACAGGAAATCGAATAGCTATGCGTTTCCCTGGGGATCGATAGCGTTATAAATTCCATGGGCGCGCCGAGGATAATCCTTTTCTCGAAGAATGGAAAGGGGTGCGCTTCATTCTTTCGGCCTTTGCCTGTTTCTCGTCCGCCACTTCCTTCTGCTGCCAGTAGATTTTACTCATGAAGTCAAGTCCCGGTTTCTGCCACTTCTTGCCCTCAACTATTTCCATTGGCAATGGTCTAAAAGTGTGTAACTTCATTCGAATTGCGTCTGGAGCGTGACTGTGCTCGTGATTGGTGGAGAAATCGTTTTTTGGCTGTCCAGCTCGATCTTTCGGCCATTTATAACCTGATAGATCGGAGGTCGTATTCGTGCAGGACTTTGCAACGAAATATCGAGGTGATCCATTTACCGTTTTATTGAATGGATGATCTAGTCTTGGGTCGATATGCATATATTGCTCGGTTTTGAAGAGTCCAGGACGCCTCTCTTTGTTCGCTGGGACTCCAAAAATACCATGCTCATCTAGTTCCTGAGCCGCAGCGCGTTGAGCATAGTCATATGCAAGTCCTTCTAATACCCTTCCCTGAAGATGGGTATGTAACTGTTCAGCGATATTTGCAATTCGCAGGTCCACATCGTAAATTTCAGCAAATTGGTACTGCCTTCCATCCGGAGCGCTTGCAGCTATTGTCAATGCCCATGGATCACCCTCAGCACCTGATCCAATATCCATACCAACGATAATAGGCCAGTCCAAAGGAGGAGTATTTGATCCTCCAAAAATGTCCCAATGCTGCGTATCGTCATAAACGTGGGTTAGTTCTGTAAATTCCTTATATACGAGGTCTGTGAAATCGGTAAAGAATCCATGAATAAAGCGGTCGGCCCAGTCCTTCGGATAGGTCGCTATCCGGTTGGCTAGGTACTCTTCTGGAAGGAAAACATTTTCCATTGAGCTCGCCGAAATGCCCTGATAGAGTCTCTTCCTGTGGGGTTTTCGGTTCGGGTCGAAGAACCAGCGCCACATGTAATCGTGACCGGCGGGGTTCGAACCAAGCCTCAGAATGCGCCTGGACTTCGTTTTCCTACGCAACCTTCCGACGAGCAAAAGAATAACCTTCTCATCGACTTCGGACGCCTCGTCGACATAGGCTTTGGACAGGTTCAGGGATTTTATGTGTCCCGCTACTTTCGGATCGGTGATGTCAAGATGCCGGAATAGGACCTGATGGCCATTCTCGAAGGTCCATATTTTCTTTGCTTCGGCCCAGGTGCCCCAGTCCGCCGGAACGAGTTCAAGAAACGTCTGCAAGGTTGTCGTTTCAAGTGCGGGCATGTTCAGTCGCCCGACTAGCGACATTCCTCCCGGATCGTCGGCGGCATTCAGGATGCAGGAGGTCATAAGGCCGGATGTTTTGGCCGAACCCTCGCCGCCGACATAGGCGCATCCGAAGGATTTCGAGGCAATAAACTCGCGCTGTTTCGGCATCCGGTCTAGGTTCTTGATGACGTCGTTGAACTCAAGTTCGCCCGAGTAGTAGCCCATTTACGCACTTCCCGCTACAATCAGTATAAAATCAAGAATACGCCAGAAGATTCGAGAAATCATAATTGCTTATACCACAAACTATTCGGTCCCTGCTCGAATCCCGGCACAAGCTCATGCACGGCCTCTGTCACGCCCCACACATCTCCTGCAGGAGTATCGGCCGTAGGACCGTAGTCATGGCCGCACAGGAGACCTCCCGGAGCCAGTATTTTGCTCCACGCCTCAATATCGGCCTTCACCGACTCGTAATCGTGCGCCGCGTCGATGAAGATCATGTCCGGCTTGATATGTGCTGGCCATTCCTTTGCCGCCGTTTGGGAGTCTTTTCGGATGGTTTGCACGTGTAGCGAGGAAATATGATCGATAAGGTTATACCCGAAGGCAGTATAAGCATCACGTGTTTCCCGGGCAAATAGGCGAACCTGTTCGGGTGCTCCACTCCAGGTATCTACGGCAAAGACCTGTCCGAAAGTGTTATCAGCAATGGCCCTTGTACTACGTCCATGAAAAGAGCCAATTTCGACGATGCATTTTTTATCTTTCGCATGTTTTGCCAGCCATAAAAGCTCCTCATGGGACATCCACCCGAAAATCTTCTCGGCTTTCGATATGTCAATCGAAGGCTTCGGAGGATCCGGAAGCCCGGCATCTCGGTTCACCCCCCAACTATACATCCTCTGCTTGCAATGCATGATCTTCTCGGGGATAGTCGTCGCATATTCGTGCCACATGTATTCCGTGCGGTCTCCGAACAGGCCAAACTTACCGAGCAGATCAGGAAGAGTCGTCGTTTTGAGGCCAAAGCGGGCGATATTCCGGCTGAGCGTGTAATCGTCGATCAGGTGAGATGGTTCCATGCCGAAATTTCTCTCGTTCGTCGTGGGGAATATGTTTTTCAGGGCTTCTTCTAGAGGGATTCCCAAGGGATGCCACAAATCGAGGCAATCATGAGAAGCCACAGCAAGCCAGTTGCAAGAACCAATTTGCCGACCGGAACGCCTAAAATATTCATCCGAGCGGAACCGATTAGGAGCAAAATCGCAACCATAATGTAAGATAGTATCCCGAGGTAAAAACTCAGTGATATCAACAAAATCAGGATGAACCAGCGCATCCGAGTCGACGTAGATGTTCCAGTCATTATCCCTGCCTAGCTCGAAGATTTGCAGCTTCTCATAGACCACCGGCCAATCCGGGTACTTGCGTTCGGTAATCGTGCGAATATCGGCCTGGCACTTATCGGCCCATTTCTCTAGAAATGGACGAGTCAAACGAACCAGTTCTGGCGCATAATTCCCAATGTCGAGCGTCCAGATCACCTTTTTCATTTGCGAGTGACCGCCCGGCCTACCTGCTCGATATCCCCTGGTTTAAATCCATTCTGGATCTTCTGGCCGCAGGTCTTGCACACCGGAATTCGTGCTTCGATCGCTTTATTGGACAGCACTTCAAGCTGTGACACCCGGTTCTGTAAGTTCGAAATCATAGCCTTTAATTCCAATTCCGTCTTATTGATACGGTCCCTACATCGAGCCTCAAGATCGACTATCGACTGCCGTGCTTCTTTATCCTTCATTCAACAACCGCCTTTCCTCCGCACTGCCAGCACCTCCAGCCCTTTTCTGTCCCGTGTTTGCAGGTGGCCACTGGTTTCCGTGCTTTATCAGCATTTGGTACTGGAACTTCAACTCCGACACCAGAATCAACCCCCCGCTCCGAAACACGTATTCCTCCGTC